TCGTTGATATGCTGGGCTAGGGCTTGCCCCTTCGCTCCCTCACGTTCTGCCTTCGCCATTTCGTCATACTTCTTGGTGGCATTGGAAAGCTGGGCACGCAGCTGCTTCAAGCTGCCCTCCTGCTCGTTCTCTGTACGCACATTGTTCTGTATTTCCTTCTGCAGGGCACGCACGTTGTACTGGTACTCCTTGATGGTTGCGTTGATGGCTTCCGTCTGCACCTTCATTTCGTTTGTCGTGATGGTCTTGTCTTTTTCCTGCTGCTGCAAGTCCTTGATGCTTGCCTTTAGCTGGTCTATCTTCTCTTTGTATCTGATGATGCCATAGATTGCATCCTCGTACTTGACCTTGATGTCAAGTATCTGCTGTTTGTCTTCACTTACCATAGTTCTTTCTTTTTAGTTGTTCAACTCTATCATTGTAACCTCGCAATATCCGCTGTTTGTTGTCTTGATTTCTAGAACCGCAAAATAGGCTCCATACTGGGCAAGGTACACTGGCTTCGTCTCGTCAAAATCCAGAATATCCAAGTCCGACAGATTGAGCCGCTCTGTGATTACGTGCGCCTTGGCGATGCTTGCTGCAAGCTGCTTGTACTTCGTATCGAATATGTTCTGAAGGTCAATACCAAATCGAAGTGCAGCTTGCTCCTTATCATCTCTTAGCGTCATAATTCGCTCCTTGCATCCCTTATACTCTCCACCATTCTTCATGCCGAAAGAATCAAGTGTTCTTATTGGTATGCGGTTGTCATCGCTGGCTGCAAAAGGTAGCGTCCACGTGTCCTGCTCATAGTCCAAAGTCTGGTTGCTGATTGCGAGGTCTGCATCATAGTCCCCGGTTGTCTCTTCGTCTTCCTTCCACTTGTAGCGGTTGTGTTGCATGAAGTCTGAAACGGAATACTCGCTTTTTCGTGGCGAGCCTTGGCGGTCATACGGAATGAGTTTTCCGCTCCAGTCGTAGGCGTTCGCCTTGTTTGCCCAAACTCTGGTAAACATGATAAACTGCACTTGCGTGCTGTTGGTCAGTTGCCTAGGGAACGAGCCAGTTATCAAAGCCAAAAACTTAATGAAGTTTGTTACCTCGATTTCGGGCAGGTTTATGCCGATAGGGAAACTTCCCCCAATCGGTACGCTGTCCCCACTCTTGACGCTGGCTGTGATTTTGCCGCCATAAACTGATGGCAGGTTGACTGTGTTCACTCCGTGCATGATAGTCTCAAACGTCAGTACATCGTCCTTCTTTAGCGATATTGTGTTCGTTCCTGCCGAAAGTAAATAAAGATAGCCATCGATAGCATAGCTGCGTAGTACGACCGGGTACTTAACCTGCCCATCCTCGTATTTCAAATCTCCGAACTCGTATTCCTGCGTGGATGCCTCACCTCCAGTAGTGCTTGGTGTTGTCACGGTCATTTTCACGCCCATAGGCAACTGAATCTCCGCTGCGTCTTCAAACTGATGTCTGACGTAGTATTGCACTTGCACATCAAAGGTCAGCTCGCAATCCTTTGTTATCGTCAGTTTCTGTACATCGCTGCCAGTGCTTGGTGTGACTGATGTCAATGAGTTGTTGACGGAAAAGGAAAGCGCACCCAGTCCGTCACGGCTCTTAACGTCTGCGGTCAGATTACCGATGATTGTCTTGTCGTCTGCCTTGTTGTTGATTATAGGCACAACGAGTTTGTTCAACATCTTCTTTGCTTCATCATCCTGCCAAACGAAAGATACGCCCGACTTCCTCGCTATCCTTGACAATAGCCAGTTTACGGTCACACATGGCTGCAAGAATTTTGGGGACGTTTTATATTCATCCACCGCCACATCATCGCCTACGAAATCCTCCTTATTATCGCCATCTATCATTTCGTGCATAGGTGTCAGCCCGGTAACTGATAGCGACAGAGTGCTGTAATATTCGGCAGGTGCATTCACTACGAGGTATGCAGCTCTAGCCTCTCCTCTGATGGTGTATACTTCCAGCGCCTCATCTTCTCCGCTCACGGATATAACCCGCATGTACTTATCCAGTACTGCATAGCTTCTGTAATCGCCCTTTCCTTGCGCTTGCACCTTTGCCGTTGATGATGGCAAGAAAGGGATAAGAGCACAGATCATGTTCGATGCGCTCTCTATATTTCCGCTTATATACTTTCCGACCTCTGTACCTGTTCTGATGCGTCCACGGATAGGCGAGTATTGTGTCGTGGTATATTTATTCCTCTGCACCAAATTAATGCCAAAGTTATCTTTGCTCTCAATTCGGTATGGATTGTAATAAGCAAAGAATATCCCATTGCTCACGGCTTCCTCCCTGGTGTTTGGAGTGTTGTACTTTTCAAAAAGCACTCTGTCTGTCACTCCCAGTTCGTTCAGTTTCATTCCGCTCTCTAGTAGCTTCGTGAACGCTGGCATTATACCCCAATAGATTGAGACCTCAACATTTTCCTCGATGCTCAGAACGTTCAAGCGTCCGTCCTTGATAATTTCCACACCACCACGGAAATAACTGCACTTATGGAAAATATAGGGGTATCTGCTGCCGCTCTTCGGTCTATCCGCTTGCTGCAAAACTGAAAGGTTGTGCACCGTCCGTGGCAACTGGATGGTGTACGTGTAGTTCGAGGTCATTTTCGTGACGTCACGAAAAAGGTTGCTCTTGATGTCGAGCACCACATCGGTGTTCTCCGGCAAGTCCATCAAAACACCGTCAATGTAAAGTTGCTGGTCTATCATAGTCTCTGAACGTTAATGTTGTTAATAATCATTTCGCACACGAAATCCTGCAAGCAAGCTGTGCTCTTCGTGTAGCTTCCTGCCTTGATTGTTACGCTCATCCACATGTCTTCCTCTTGCGTCCAGTCTCCCCCTAGGTACATGTCAACGACCGGGCTGCTGGCTAGGTCTTGTAGCATATCGAACGTATCACTGTCAACCAACGGAGCACAAAGTTTGATTGAATCCGTACGCTCGTATCCCTGCCTTCTTCCATTATCGCCATAGTAGCCGTATAGATAATCGGCTAAATTGTTGCGTATGAAACTCAGGTCGCTTGCTATCTCCCTCGTTTCCTCCCCAGCCGCAAAGAGCCAATAGCGGATGAATCCGTGCCGGTCAATCCAACGCAGATAGATACCACTCTCAGCATCGTCTCTGTCGATGCGTAACAATAGTGACTGCTTACCTCCGGTGGTTAATCTGAAAGTAAGGTCGAAAGTATTGTCAAACGTTCCCTGCTGAATCTCTCCATCATAATCGTATATGTTCCAGTATTTTGCGCCACTAGGCAATATGTCTGCGTTGAAGTCCATCATACCGTAAGTCGGAATCTCCAGTAGCTTATTGGGTGCTCCCTCGTAACCGATTAGTAGTTTAGTGTTCAACTTGCTTAAGTATATGCCAAAGGTGAACGGATAATGAGTAAACCATGTAATACGTTTGTAGCCGTTCCAGGTCTCCCCATACTTTGGTGCGCCCCAAACCATGTTCGTGGTGAAGTCGATGCTCGCAAGCTGTTCGTCTCTGTCATCGTATACGTTGACCTCGATGCCCACTAGAAGGTTTAGAACGCTGGAATCATAGTTTATTGTCCAATCATAGGCTGCATTGATACGTCCGTCAAAAAGAGCTTGCACGTATGTCTTGAAGTCTGTTATGCACTCACTGTTGAACGCCTCCACATTGTAGGCTCGTTCCTTGTTGCCACATCTGATTATTACCTCAATCCACGAAAGGTTACTTCCACTTGCTTTGATAATGCAAGGCAAAAATGCAAAGTATACTTCATCGGGGTAAAAAAAAGAATATCCGTTGTTCACTGTCTGTCTCATACCGTCTCATTATTTAGTTTGATACTTCCCACCGACTGGTGGATTAAGAAAATAAGTCGCTGCCCCAGCCGCTTCATTGTGTCGGGCACAACGTTGCTGTATACGTCAGCCCTGCCGCCAGTCCGGTGCAGTTTAGAACCCTTGTTGGCGATGGTGTGGGCGATGGCTCCTGCCATGCTCATGTCGCCACGCTCTTGTGGTGTATACTTGTGCTGCCGCTGGGTCTTGTAGGGGATAGGTCTGCCATGCAGTCCCTTGTCCTTCATCCACTGCCGGATGATGCCACGGAAGCCGTATGGTATCTTTCCTGACCTTCGTCCGGTCTCGAGAACCCCGAATGGCTTGTGTCCCCATAGGATGGTTTCTTCCTCGCTGGGCTGCTCCACTTTAAGGCTCGCTATCGTTCGCCCTGATGCGTCCTGTCCGTTGATACGAATGTGGTTGATGATAAGCTGCCGTGCTCTCTCCACTTCCTCCCTCATTATCATCGATGCCGCCTTGGGGTCGAATTGAATGCCTCCCTTGCTCATACCTCACACCCTCCTATGCTCTGTGTCAGTTGCAGGGAGTACATTACGCCCGACACGATCGTGCTCAGCCGCTCGATGATGGTCTCGTAGTACTGCTGCCCTTCCAATGGTTCGAACTGGTGCGACTGGTTGATGGCTCGTATCATCCTTGCCCCTGCCACCTTCATTCGGTCGATGCACTCTCCGTTGTCTTCTCCTTCTGCTGCCCTCGGTACGGTGTCGAGATAAGCCAGGGCAACGTTCACGGTGTCGTATACCCTGCCGTTGCGTATCTCTGTCGTGCCGCTGGCTGGGATGATGCAGACGATTGCCGGATAGTTCAGTTTCTCCAGCTTGGTGTCTGCTGTGTCCCAGTCCTCAAATAGGTAGGTGTAGTCTGGTAGCGTGTCTGCTGCCAGCTGCTTTAATGTTTCTCTGATTGTTGCCATAATTATCTAGATTTACGTTTCATTTCTTCCGCTTGCAACTTCTGCAGGTTCCTCTCGTACACGCTTCTCTTGTTGTCCATTTCCATGCACTTGTAGATGCGAAGCCATGGCGTTTTCAATACTTGGTCGTGGTCGCTGATGCCCATCCTTACCGCATACCAGTCCAGCATGCCGAACAGTCCGAACCGCAGGGTATCGATGCCTGCCTCCTTCTCCAGTCTCGTTGGCTTCGCTGTGTCTGTGCTCTCGAATAGCTTGTTGATGCGTTCCACCTCTGATGTTACCCAACCGATGAGCATAACAACATCAACCGCCCTAGCCTGCTCCACTTCCTTGTGGCTCAGACCGAGGACGGTTGTCACTATCTGATACAGACTTTCCTCGCTGTCTGATAGCTGGGAAAGGTCTATCAGCTGCCCGATTGATAGCTGGTTGAGATTGTCGGGCACTTGTTTTCCTCCGACAAACGCTGGTCGTGGCTGCTTGCCGATTTTGTAGCTGGTGTGTCTTGCCACTGCCAGCCAATACTTGAATGTGGTGTTCTTATCCATACGCTTTATATTTTTTGTCGTTATCTTTGTCTCAATACGTGCGCCCTAGCCGTTCCATGGCTCGCTACGGATAACTTCTTAAGGGCTACGTATCGTATTGCGTCTATGCCGTGGTTAAATGCGTCTATAGGCTGGTTCGTTGTCTCTCCATCCATTGACTTCTTCCACTTGTATTGCTGCATGTTCCCGATGATGCCGTGGCTGCGTCTTGTTATATTGATGCGGAAACGCTTCAAGATGTCGATGCCGTTGTTGATACTGTCCGCTCCCTTGGTGCTGCCGATTATCCACAGCCCTCGGTTGTGTATCTCCTGAATGCTCTTAGGCTCTGCCGAATCCGCAATGATAAGGTCTCGTTTCGTCCGTCCTTGTTCCTTGCATCGGTCTGCGATGTCATCGTTCGTCATTCCAGGCTGGTAGATTTCTTCGTCCACCCATAACTCTCCGTGCGCCAATATAACGTGCTCCAGCGCAGTTGGGTCGTTGGTGAATCCGAAGTCCATACCCCTGCATTCCATCTTCCACTCCTCCCTTGGTGGCAGCTTGTCAACGATGCCCCAGTTGGTGAAGATAAGCCCGGTTATCTTTCCGGTAAGTCCTCTTGCGTAAACTCGCCACAGTTCGGGGTCGTCAATCTCTTCAATTTTCTTGTGCTCCTGCTCAGTAAGGAATCTGTTGTTTCGGTGGTCGCTCAGGATCAATCGGCAATCATCCCTGCCGATGATGTTGTTGTGCACCCAAAACCTTGCACTTGGGTTGTAGTCGATGAACACCTGCTTACGGGTTCGGATGGCCAGCTGCCAAAACACTTCGTAGGGCACACCGTTCGCCTCGTTAACAAACAGATAGTCTCGCTTACCGTTCTTTGCGTCCTGCGCATCTTGATAACTCTTGAACTCGATGATTGAGCCGTTTTTCCCTCGGTAGCTGCTGTCGCTCTTGTTGTTTTTGAACCAGTCCAGCAACTCTGCCCTTGTGTGCAGGATGGTGTCGAGGTCTCGCATGGCTCCCACCTTCAAGTTCGGGAGGTCTTGACCGCACACCGTGATAATTGCCATGGGGTGTTCAAAAGAAAGCACTATAAGACGCTGCATGATGGTGTATGTCTTCCCCGAGGACGTGCCTCCTTGGTTCACGAGAAACCTTGGCTTCACGTCCGCATTCGGGTCATACAGTTCACCAATAACGTCAAATAGTGCCATACTTTCAAACAATAAAACTTAAAACAAAATTATGGTAAAAAATTATTCTTTATCCAATCCTTCACGCTCGATTACTTCCTGCTCGCTGGATGCACACTGGTGTCCAGAGTTGATGTAGCGAACCTCGATGCCGCCTTGGAATCCTGCGTTCAGGTCGAGCACGACCTTATCAAGTCCGAGCAGCTTACAAATCTGCGTCTCTGCCTTTAGGATGATGTCTAGGTAGCGTGGTTCTCCGAATCCTCGCTTCTCGGCATCGTACATTATCGCCTTGACGGTCTCGATGGAAATCTGCTTTCCTCGCTCATCTACGACTGGCAGTCCCTGCTGGGTCGCTGTCTTTTCGTGGTAGTCTTCCTTGGACTTCTCCCAGGCTTCCCACGCTTCACGTATCACCAGCTTCAACCTTGCAACCTCGCTGGTTATCTTTTCGTCTGTGTCGGTCAGCCGCTCTTCCCTCCACTCCTTCAATAGCCGCTGAATGTCGCAGTGTGCCTGATTGTATTTCGGTCTGTCGAGCCGTTTCCTCACCTCTGCCGTGATTTCTCGCTCCGTCCATCCCTTGCGGTATAGGGGTGCGATAATCTGCAGGCGGTTCTCGATGTCGATTTTCTGCGCTCGATGTTTGTTGTTATTACCTTGTGGCATACGATTCTTGATTTAAAATTTCGCTCCATTGTACTTGTATACGATGTTTCCCTCGCTGTCTCGTTCGTCAGCTGGCAACATTGCCCCTTCGAACATCTTGTATGGCGAGTGCGCTGCCTGCGGATTGTTCCAGCACCACTTCATGTAGTCGGCTGCGCTCATCGTGTAATACTTCGAGTACTTCTCTCTTGTTCCCAGGTTCATCGCCTTCTCCAGTCTCGCCCTCAAAAGGTTCTCTGCATCAAGCTTGATGTCGCTCCACCTCACGTATCCCTTGCGCTTGCAAATGTTCAGTGCTTCGCACATCTGCCCCCTGCTGTAGTTCCACGTTGGCGGCAATCCGCAGCAACTTCCGTTGTGGCAAAGTTCCTTGAAGTGTGCGTCCGATACATAAAAGCGCATTCCCAGCTGGTCGCACAGTTCTTTCATATTCCTGAAGAACGGTTCTTTAACCTTGCGGTTCAGTCTCAGATAGCCGGACTGTACGCTGTACTTCTTGTAGAATGCGAGAATGTCGAAACCTGCCATCTTGCTGATGGTAGGCAACAATTCCCTCAATGTCGGGCTTCTTGTTTCGAGACAGAAGAATTCGGTGCTCAAAGCTGTAGCCCCTCTGTTGAATGCTTCCTTGATAAGGTCGAGGTACGTTGGCGTGCTCACTCCGATGATGAAGGGTCTCAGTCTCAGCGTTGCACCTCCTGCCCCTGCATTGGCGATGCGCTCGATGGCTTCCAGTCTTGCTTGTGGGCTTTCCACCCCTCGCTCTATTACTCTAGCCTTCTCTGCATCGCTGGTGATGATTGAGAACTTGAAGTTCCAGTTCTTCTGCCCTCTGATCAAGTCCATGTATCGCTCATCCTTGGTGAACCATGCTCCCTTGGTCGAGAAGCAAAGCGGATAGTCTATATCCTTGAAGAAGCGCAAAAGTTCCAGTGTCGTTCCGTACTTACGTTCGAAGTTGTCGAACTGGTCGCTCATGCTTCCCCACTGCATAACCTTGCGAGCCTTGATGTATGGCGCAAAGTCTCCACCGTGCTTGTCGGGGTCAATGAACATTCGTTTGATGCGCTCAACGCTCACGTCTTTAACCTCCTTGTGCAGGTATTCCTTCTTCTTGCTGCCAATACCTCGCTGGTTCTGAGCAAAGCAATACATACAGCCAAAGCTGCAATTATTGTAAGTGTCAAAAGCCATTGGCATTGAGCAGTCGGGAAACTCGTATGTTATTCTTGGCGTGTTGCCATAATGTTCTGCCATAACAATATCATTTTACAAATAGTCAGTTATCGAAAGCGGAAGGGTCATGCGTGAACCTACGTACCTGCATTCGTTCTTCCTTGTTGCATGTTTCTTAACCAGTTTTGGATACTTGAAAAGCAATCGCTTGCAGCACCGTTCGTTAACGCTGTCACCTTTACTGTTCCATAGTTCGTGGCAACCACCTTTCGTGTGGAGTGTAGCTGTCAGAAACAAATCATTGAACCGGACAGTCTGGTTGCCCCTGCTTATATGATGCAGTATGAACTCGAAGTCTTCCTTTAAAGGCTGAAGTGTGTCGAATTTCTGTTCCGATGGGTCTACAATCCCCATAAAGCAACCAAGCATCTGCATATTGGTGGTAATTGTATTCTTCATGAAGAAAGTGTTGCCCAAAGTGTAGCACCCCCAAACCCTGCCGCCAATCTGCCTTGTAAGTTCGAAGGCGGTTCTTACTAACTTATCCATCTGTGCCTTTGTCTCAACGGTGTGCGTCTTGCGACTTCGGTCAATCCAGTTAATGGCTCGCACCTTGTCGCTGAGAATAACAACTCTCTGATTTTCGAGGTGTTCCACAATGTAGTCGAGTATGGCGTTTTTGTTGTCGCTGATATTCTTACCTTCTTGGTAGATTATCGTGGCCATATCCCCATAGATAGGTTCATACTCCTTGAAATCCTGCTCGCACTGCACCGCCAGCAGTATCTGCTCCTTCGGATAGCCAAAACTGTTCAGCAATCTCAACATCGGTTGTCTATCCTTGCGGTTGTAGCTGGCTATGCCAAAATAAAAATCAAACCTTTTCATCTTCAATTCTCTTTCTTAGTTCCGTTGACGATAAACCATGCTCCCTGCTGGTGTACACGATAGGTATTCCAAGTTCCTCGCAGGTATGCTTTGCCGTGAAATCTCTCCCGATGTAGTCACTGCCGACAAAACGCACATCGATTGATGGTGCAAGAGTCTTGATGCAAAGGTCTAGGTCTCTCTCGCTCCCTAATGCGATGGTATCATCCACACCCTCGCAATGCTTCACTTGATACATGCGCTCAAACACCGATTGTATCGGTTCGTTCTTCCCTTGGCGGTCGTGCACACCACACATTACCCCAACGATGAGATAGTCGCAATGTTGCTTGCACTCCTGGATCATGGCAACGTGCCCTGCATGGAAAAGGTCGCCAACCACCGATGTAAAACCTACTTTCTTTCCGTTTCTCATATTTCGGCTGTATTAAAGTGTTCTATTAATCTGTTTGCAACATCAACCCTGCCGAGCTTCCTTGCGTAATAGAAGACACGGTAGAAATGGGTTCTTTCCAGTATCTTGATGGCTTCCAGTTCCTCGCTTGAAAATCTTGCATCGAAGTACTGCACAAGCCGATGGTCGTGTTCCAGTCCGACAAGTCCTGCATCAAGCCACCGAAGGCTCGCTCTCACCTTTGCAGCATCCAAAAGCCAATTGCTGATTTCTTTCTTCTGCGATGGGTCGATGTAGATTAGCATGCCGCCACGTACGATGATGTTCGTCAGTGATAAATCACCATGGCAGAAAGTGCGTTTCTTTAGTATCTCGCATTCCGTGATGCCGTGGCAATCATACTCCAAACCAGAATCGCTGGCTCTCTTCTCGCAATAGTTCGAATAGCCTTGCAGGTCGTTCTCTCCATCAAGCGATGGAAAGTTTCTTATATCCTCTATGATGCGCCTAAGTACTCGAATATCCACTTCCCAGCACGCTGGTGTACCCGAAACGTACTGCATATATAACTTTCCAAGCTGCACACAATAAACGGCAGGAACGGCAATTCCGTAAGTTTTAGCCTGCTCGTACCACTCTGCCTGCTCTGCTACATTCTTTGCGGTCTTGACAACAATATCCCCGACACGCTCAACGGTCGCACCACTCAGCCCTCTGTAGCTTTCGATAGTGCTGGCTGCAAAGTCGTGCGCTGCCATTGCCTTATCGTCAATGTATAGGTCGCCAAGCGGTTTTCCAAAGATTATGCGGTCTACCTTGATGCCGTATCGCTGTAAGAAGCGTTCGATGGCAGGTCTGTTCTTCTTCTCTGCCATCTTCACATCTCCCTTGCAGCTGTTCATGCCCCTTGCAGTATGCAAGACAACCTCAACATCATTGAAAGTTTCTCTCATCTCTCTAAGCTTGTCGATTACAGACTGTATGGGCTGCGAGTGCTCGTAGTCTCTGTTCTCTGTCTTTGAGAGGGTATCATCTAGGTCAATTATTACTTTCATAGCTGAATTATTTTTGTAAATTTTCGCTTCTGTGTACGTCAAACGTTGAAGGTTGGTGATTGTACATTCAACGTGCTTTCGTACGTACCAGCGTATTTATTTCAGTTCCTCGCCTTCAATATCGTAGTTGCGCTTCTCGATTGCGTCAAGTCCAAGCATATCTGCAACGGCTTGTGCGTCCTCGCTGCGGTAAACGATGATGATGCGCTGTTCTTCGTCCTCTGCTGGCTCGTAGGTCGTGGCTTCCTGCTGGATTTCCCAGGGGTTTAATCCCCATCGCTGCATATCGTCAACGTCAAATGCTCCCTTCAGCTTCTCTTCATCCCAGCTGCCAAAATAGACGTTATCCTTGATGATGAACTCGTCCGTCTCTTCATCGGATAGGCTGTCAGCAATAACGACCTCGACCTTTGGTTCTGCCTTCCACTTCTCCCAGTGGCTGCAAAGCTGCTGCTTCTCTCCATCGGTCAGTTTCACGGCAACGGCTTCTATTGCGTTCCTGATAGCTTCGTCTTCCATCTGCTCGATGTTGAGCAGGGCACGGAAGCGCATGTTTCCTCCGAGGATAACTCGGTTCTCATTACAGACGATTGGTCTCATCTGCAACATCTTTGGAAACGTCAGAATACTCTCAACGAGTTTCTGCATCTGCTGTGGCTCAATGCTGCGTGGGTTGTCTTGGTTCTCCACCAGGTCGTGCAGGTTGATGTTCTCGATTTTATTCTTCTCCATTGTCTTCCTCCTTTCCTTCTTGTCTTTGTTTCAGTTCGTCAAAGTTCCAGACGATGCGGTCGATATGATCAACCCCCAAGAGCTTGGCAAGGAATGGCTCATCGGCTGGCTTGTAGTGAATGATTACGTTCTCACGTGGCAAAACGCCATCGCCCATTATCGTTGGCAAGTCGTCAGGAGTTAAGTCTTGCCCTTCGATTTCAGGAGGTAGTTCCCCTGCGAATGGGTCGCCCTCTTGGTCGTCCTTGTCTTTCTTCTTGCACTTGCTGGTGCTGCTTGCTTCCACTGGTGCTGGGTTCCAGACTGGCATACCCCAGTTCTGAAGCTGTGCGCTGTCCCATCGGTTCGCAAGGTCGTTGAAGTCCCAGTTACCGAAGGATAGGTTGTCTTTAATCATGAACTCCTGCTTCTGTGCTTCTGTCAAGTCTGATGCGCTCACCACGGTAACTGTTGGCTGTTGCTGCCATCCCTGCCAATACTCCATCAATGCGGATTGCTCCTCATCGGACAGACGCTGCTCTGCATCAAGCTTCACTTGAATGCTTGCTTCGTCCATCGTGACAATGTGCTGCAAGGCTTTCAGTCTCATGTTACCACCCAATGCGTGGAATGTCTCATCAATAACAATCGGGCGCAGGGTCAACATTCGTGGGAACACGATGATGCTCTGCACAAGCTTCTGAAAGTTCGCTTGACTTATCTCTCTAGGGTTCGCCTCATTCTCGCTGACCCTCGATAGTGCAATTTCTTCTGTTTTCATTTTCTTCTTGTTTTAAGTTCGCAAAACTGCTTATCTGATAAACATTGGCGCAAAGATACGACTTTTTTGCTTTAGTTGTTTGTTCTTTGCACACTTTTAACTTTTTCCAACACTTCGCTTTTATCTTATCCATCAAAGGCTCTGATGGTCTTCTGCAGGGTTGTCTGCGGTTTCTGCGGCTTCACTCTGACCGGGTATCCTGCACAGACCCATGCGAGGAGTAGTGCGTCTCTCTGGTCTTGGTTCATTCTCGGCATTTTCTCTCCTGCGCTTACAAAATAAGCAATTTCGTCCTGCGTGATTTTTCCGTCTTTACCCTTCCAGCACTTCTTTAGTGGCTTGACGATTTCGCAGGGGATATTGTAATGTTTACAGCACTCAACAATCAAGATTCCGGTCTGATGGTTCATTCCGGTAGAGCGTCCGATTGCTGCTGCCTTGACTGCTGTCATGAACCGATTAAGCACATGCCAGTTGCTTTTGTTGAGCCAGCCGCCTTCAATAACGACCTTAACCTTTTTGCAACTCTCGTTCATAGCCTTTAGGTAATCTATCAAAGCTGGGAACTCCATCTTGTAGGCTAAGAATGTTTTATCGTCAAAGACTGCTCCAACTCCGCTTTCTTGGTTGTCGGGGTCGATTCCAATTATAACTGTTCCTTTTTCCATTTTTTCTTTAAAGTAATTATTTCGTTTAAATTTCACGCATAAGCGTTTATTTTGTTTTGCTGGTGTAGGTTATTATCCAACACCCTTTACGTGCGCATATACGTGCGCACATGCGTTATTATCCCTATCTTTCCCCTACCCCTTTCTTTCCCTTCTTTTCGGTTGCGATAGAGAAAGCTGGCAGGGATTCCGGAAGTTGTCTGCGGTTGCAAAATAAATGAATAACAAAATGTATATGTTGCAGGGTTCTTCCTTCTTCCACCGCCAGCCGAATGAATAAAAGCATAATTTCTAACGATTTCTTTTTCTTACTTCTTCATGTACCACCTCGCTTTCTTTGTTTGTTGTCAGACTTCGGGAGATGCGTTTCCGGCTCTCATATCGTAATTTCAAGATGTTATAAGTTATTTGTTTTGATAGGAGAGCCTATCCCCTTCTGTCCTCGCTGGTTAATAACTCTATTATTGAACTCACGACCGATTATTCTTTTTGTTTTCGAGCAGCCATGCCAGATGCGCTGCCTGCTGCGGATTCTTGAACATGGAAAGAGCCTTCTCTACGTTCGGCTTCTTCCTCTCACGCATCGCTCTGTCAGCTACCCGGTTCTTAGTACCGTAGTTTCTATAGTGCTTACTCCAGTACTCCTTTTGATACGCCCGGTATTTTTCCCGGTTTCTCTTTCGCCACTCTTTCGTGGCTCTGAGGATCTGTTCCCGGTGCTCCTGGTAGTACGTTCTGTTCTTCTCCCTTGTTACGAAATCGCTCATTGCATTCAAGTATTACCTGATGTTCTACATATTGCTTGCGCTCCGGGCAATAGATGCCATTTAAGCAGTTTCGCCCGGCATCGCAAGCCTTGCATAATTCGCTCGCCATACGTCCTAGAATGGCAGGTTATCGATGTTGTGGTCAGTGAATATGATGTTCTCATTTCCCTCGTATGGGATACAGCAGGCGAATTCCGCTGGCTTTCCGCTGCGTAAAGACAAGACTTTATATCTGTAATTCGCTCCCTCTCCACGGTCACGAACAAACAATGCTGGAAGCCACTCGTATTCTCCTCCATCCCTTACCAGCACCTTGTCGAAGGTCTTGAAGGCTGGCTGCTCCTTCTCTTCCTTCCCATTCTTCCAGATGTCGTAATGTTTGTTGAACAGTTCGACTTCGTTCTCTGTCGCTTCTCGAAGTTCCTTGTTAACGCTGATACGCAGGTCGAAGGTTTGGTCGGTCACGAACTTCTCGGTCTCAATCTCATACTGGTTGCCGAATGTCAGCGTGTCCTCGCTTTCGTTCTTGGCGATAAGTTCGCCTATGATTGCCAACTCTCCGTCCTCGTCTTCCTCTTTGAAAACGTAGAGTTTGCCGACTTCAAACGTAGGTTTCGCTGGCTGAGTCTTCTCAATCTCCAGGGTTTTACGGTTCAACTTGCCACCGAGCCGCTCTTCAACGAATCGGATATATCCAGTTGGGTCATATTTCTTGACCCAATCGACTGTTCGGAAATTCGCAGAAAGGTTTGGGTTAAGTACTTCTTTCTCCTTGACGAATCTTCCGAAAAAGCGTGTCTTCGTCTCATCCTCGTATTTCTCGAATGTGCAGGTTCCTTGTAATTTCTTGTCGCCTACATACTCCAGCACGTCTCCCTTCTTGAAGAACTTGCTCCAGTCTCGCATTTCCTTTGATGGGAAGAGCAGGACTTCTCCTTCTTTATAGATTTTTCCGTTCTTGTCGAAGAAGTGTTCTCTTCCAGCTCCGTCCTCAGTCCAGATTGCTTTCGCACTGTCCTTGTCGTTTGCCATTCCACTGTGCCATACCCTTCCACATTTTGGTGTGTATAACTCTGTACCGTACTCTTCATTTTTGAGTATTTCGTAAATATCAATATCTTTCTGTTCCATTGTCTGAATGTTTTTTTATTGTTTATAACTTAACGTCTCCGAGTTTAAAATAAAGTTCCAGCAGTTCCTTGGTATTGAGCCAGAAATCGGTGTTGCCGATGTATACGTGATGTCGGTGTTCGTCCGTGATGATTTCTATCTTTTTCATATTTTTCGTTATTTAAAAAGTTCCTGCTGTGGATGAATGATGTCTGCTCGCTTCTTCTTAGCTGCCCAGAGAAGGAGGTTGGTGTTCTTGGTTCCAGCATTCTTCTCGAGGTCTCTGATGATGCAGGTCAGGGCATCGTGCTCCGCTTCCTTCTCATTACCGTAGAAGATGCTGAGAGTGTCGTATCTGCTCGGGTAGGCTACCGGGCTGTCGTACCAATGCTTTCCCTTCTGAATGCTGTAGCCCCATATCCAGCCGAACTGTGTATTGGCGGTCATTACCTTCCATCCCCAGTTGTCTGCACCCTCTGCGGCATACTCGATTACGTGCGGATTGATGCAAACATCGTAGATGTTGTACTTGAAGCCTTCGTGCTCTGCAACCGGCTTCTTGATGTCGTAGCTGTTATCGGTCAGCCATTTGCACCAATCGTTCGAAGTCTTGAATACGAGCCCTGCGGCTCTGCATTCGTGGAAAAACAACTCATTCATGGTCTTTAATCTCTTTAAAGTGAATATCGCTACATCTTGCACAAGGGCAAAATTCTGTCAACCCTTTAGTATCAAGAGCACATATATCGCAAGTATTCTGCTGTTCAGGTACATCATCATCCAACACTACTTTCAATAATCTACCGTTAACGTTCAGCAATGTACCTGCCTCGAAATCCTTGGCTATTTCATACGGTTCATTAATTACAATTGCTTCTTCTGCCATAATTCTTTCGTTTTAAGTGTTTAAAATCTGTTTGCCTTATAATTTTACCGCCCGAAGCATGAAAACGTCCCAGAGCGGCTATTTTTGCCCTCATCCGTTATTTTTCGGGCTTCCAGTCGATGCCCAGCCGCTGCAGAACTCCACGTTCGTAGTATCTTGTCAGCGAATCCTTGGCAGGCTTGTTGTTCGGGTTCTTTTTCAAGTCTTCGAGGTTCTGCTGAATTACCCACCGGAACTTGTTGTCTTGATTCTGCTGGCTCGATGGCTGCTGGTGTTTGGCTTGCTCGTAGAGTTCCCCGATGCTCGGTCTTGCCGTTGCCGCAGGATCCTGCGCCTTGACTGCTGCCGATTGCGGCTGCTGGCTTGCGGCTGGCTCGTTGTTGAAGTTGCCTTCCAGTACCTTTGCGAAATTCTGCTCATTACCGAATATCCAATCAAACTTTCCGAGCCAGCCATGCTTATTATTGCCGTTCATGAAGTCAGATGCCATCGCAATGTCAATTACCCGGTACAGAGTTTTCACGTCTCCCTTGCATTGACGAACCCTTGCCTTGACCATCACCTTGCGGTTCTCGGTCATGAGCGTAATAGGCGGCATCGCACTCTTCGTCTCATCATGCTTGCGGTTCCAGTATTCCTTGACGGCAGCATAGTCTATCTTTTGAGATTTTGAACCCTTGCCGCCACCGGGTGCTTCGGGCTTGACCGATGCACTCTGAATACCTTCTTTAGAAGGTTTATTATCTGTTTCTTTAGAAACATCATTAACATCTACATTATCATAAACATTATCATTTACATATACATTATCATTATCATATAAGGTTTTTAAAAAAACCTCTTGGTTTTGTTTGGTTATTTCTGAAACCTCTTGGTTTTTATCTAAACCAATTGGTTTTTGTTTATCCTCTTGGTTTTTTCTTGGTCTGCCACCCTTTTTGCCATTGGCTCGCCATCGTTCTACCTTCTCTTCGTACTTGGCTTTATTCCGTTTCATATCGTCAACGATAAAACCAAAAGCCATACGCACGACTGGTTCGAGACTGATAGTCTCTCCATCCCTTGCGTAGAGAAATATCGCTCTCGTCAGTTGCCCGAGTTGTTCATCGGTCAGCCCCTCGATAAGAGCGTAGTATGATGTGTATAAGATGAATGAATCGTTCATGATGTTTTATTCTGATAATGATAGTTTCTTTTCCAGCTTCCGTTTGAGCACGGTAGCCATACGGATTTTGTTCCGCTGGCTTGTGTCGGTCGGTGCTGTCACTTCCCCACCTAGGGAAATATAATTTCCTAACTGGAGAATTATATTCCTTAGGTCGGTTTTTGATATAGGAACGCTAGCCATAAGCCCTGCCTTTACTTAATGAGCAATCTTCTTGCGCCTTGCACCTGCTTGATGTACTTGGCACACTCTTTAGGATGGTCTGCCTGATAAGCCTTGGCATCGAACTTCTCGCTTGCCTTCGGTGCTTTCCACGTTGCCAGCATCTTTCCGTTTCCGTCCACGATGCTCTCTGCGTCCCCGAAGAACAGCTTCAAGTTGTCCTCAATCTCATCCTGCTCGGTCTCCAGTTTCTTGTTCTGAACCTTGAGTTCCTTGAGCCTAGCAATCTGTTCGAGTATCTCCTTCGTTGCGGTCACTTCCTTGCCAGCTACATGTAGAGGAGACTTTAGGAGAACGTCTTGTGCACTGTAGGCTGGCGGCTCTTGGTTTCCCACGATGTAGTCAAGCCAGAACTTGGTTATCTCGTCCCTCATCCATCCGAAGAATTCGGGGTCGAAGTCGATGTCACGGTAGCCGAACTCCCTGCCTGCTGTCAGCCAGGCAAGTGCTCCGTCCTTGTATTCGCCCACTCCGAGGTTCATCTGAAGCTGGCAGAACCAATGCTTCGGAAGGTCGTCTGCATCTATCTGCATCTGCGTGGTCTTGCACTCGAGGATGCTCTTGCTCGCTTCGTTGTGCGTTGCCCCGGTTCTCCAGAAGGTGCGGTCTGGACTTACTCTCAGATACGGAGTATCGGTGTTCGTGATGGTGTAGTCGTCAGTCGATGCCTTGATGATGTGGCAGTGGCTCTCTCGCTTGAAGAACTGTGCAACGGCATCCTCAAGCAGGTGTCCTGCAACCATCGCAAAGTTCTCAACCTTTGGTGGGTCGATACCCTTCTTGCGTCTCCACAACTGGTATGGTGTTTCCCATGGGTTCAGTCCCAGTACTGTGCCTGCCTCTGATGCTCCTATTCCCTTTGAGCGGTTCTGCAACCACTCCTCTCTGCTTTTGTATTTTATTATCTGTTTCATTGTCTGAATGTCTTATTTATCAAAAAAGAATTTTCTAGCTGCTGTAATAACGATCGTGCGAAGGAATTTATCCCTTTGCATTGCTTGAGCAATTCCATCTGCGAGGTAAGCGTTTTTACCGTGGTAAGCAATATGAAAATCGAATCCTTGGTTTCCGTCTTCATCTGCATCTCCAGTCGGCTCTATTGCAGCCTGCAGATAGCATCTTTCTTCTTCGGCTTCTTCTGCCCATGCCTTGTACCCATCTGCGGTTCTGCTAAAGTACTTGTCGATGGTGCTCTTGTGTTTCTGTTTGTTTTCTTTTTCTGCCATAATTTTTACTGAATGTTTAATAGTTGCCACGGCTTCCCTTGGTAGGTTATGATGGGAGCCCACCCCATAGGTTGTGCCGTGGCGGTTCGGGCAAACGTTATAACTTTATAAACTAAACTACTTTTTCGCTGCTGTGCCAGTCTTGCCTTGGCTGCGGTTCATTGCCTTCTCTGCCTTCTTCTGTGCGCTCTCGGCTGCTGCCTGCGCCTGCTGTGCGATTGCTTCCTGCTGCTTTGGCTTCTTGAAGGTCTCCTCTACTGTGGTCGTACCTTCCTTGATGGCGTTGTACACACCAGCCAGCTTCTGAATATCCTCTGCCGTGACTTCCTCGGCTGATTTCTTGCCCAGGTATTCCAGCAGCATAAGGTCTGTTACCTGGTACACTTGGAAGCAGGCTACGCAGCTCTTCCACTGGCTCTGTACGCCAGTCTGCTTGATGTGCTCGAGTGCCTTTGCCTGCACTTCCTTCACCACGCTTGCAATTAAGACCTGCGGCACGACCTTGCAGATTGCGTTGCGTTGAGCAATGGCAACTGCCGCATTGCCAACCACCACCTGCATATCCTGCGAGTAGGTGTAGCCCTTCGAGGTCAGAATGCTTCGCTTTACTTCGGTAGAGTATGCAACGTTGCTCTCTAGGTCATGGCATACGCCTTGTGCCGTGATGGTCTTGCCATCGTTTGCGATGATGCGGCCAGCGATGCGCAGGTTCTTCCAGCAGGCGGAAATGATTTCCGTAAACCTGACGCTAGGACCCTCGATTACTGTTGTCTTTCCGTTCTTGTCCGTGCGCTCCAGATGATAGAAGCAGTTGTAGGCTACATCATCGTCCATGGCTGCTAATGCTACCATGTTCTTCTTGCATTGCATGATGTCTCTCGGGAACTTGTGCGCTGTTGCAATCTGTCCGTCAATCTCCGAGCGGTTGATAGCTTCCAGCATTTCGCCACCGCTCACTTGAATAATTTCATTTTCCATAATTCGTTCTTTTTATTGTTCAACATAATCTTTTAATTAACTCTAGTGGAAGGCTGGGGATTCGAACCCCAGTTGACCGCCAAAACTTACCCCCCCTTGCCAGCTGCCGAGGGATGCCCTTCCGTTGCAGGGCGCACACTGTCGTTTCCGCATATTACATGGTAAAAACAACTAATTTTAGATAACCTTTGAAAAATGAGTTTTGCGTGCGCCCTTTGCCCTGCCACCGCAGGGAGCCATATAATAATTGTTTAACATCGTAATCAAACCAGTTGAGCCATAAGGCTGTCGAGCCTGCTTTCCTCGAATGCGTCCATCGGGTCTTGGTCTGCGTATTGGCTGTTCTCTTCCAGCCAGTCGTCCATCACGTCTTGATAGTTAACGCAACCCTCGATAGCTTCCTCCAGCCGCTCGCTGTCGTTGTTGCTATTCTTGTGCGTCACGACCGCTACGTTCCCGGTCCTGTCGCACCATACGCAGATGTCGCCTGCCGTGGTCTTGATGTCTACCCTTGCAACCGCTGGTCGCTGTGGTTCACGGTCTAGCTCCAGCCAGATGGCATCGTACATCTTCTTCCTGCAATCCTCTATTATCTTCTTCATTCGTTACCTCCTCTCTGATTGAATAAGTAACTTTGGAAGGTCTCACGGCACGATTTCAATATATCATTATCTATTCCGTTCAGATGTATGAGCGGTATATTATCGAGTGCCACGTAAAGGTTGCCCTTAAACTCTCTGTACTGGATTCTTCGCTCTGCCTCCAAATAGCACTTATTGTTCAGTTTGCAGTGCTTTCTGGTCTTGCGGTTCGCATTCCAGTTAGTGATAAGCCAGCAGATGTCGGTATACTTCACGATCATCCTGCGCATATTGATTGATAACTTGCTCATAGGGCAATCCTCCAGACTTTTTTAATCTCGCTGCCCTCGAAAACCTTGCGGTTGTCGATTCTGCGGAACTTGACCTTAATCTTACCAGCCTGCAACCATCTGCGCAGGGTGTTGCGATGGATGCCAAGCACCTTGCAGGTCTCTGTCATGGTGTATCTGCCTGCGTCTGCTACCTTTGGTTCTTCGTTCGTCATAATTATGCCCTCCAAAAGATTAAAGTTACTAATACGATGGCAACTGCCAGGCTTATTACTTCGTCACTTGTGATAATCTCGATAAACTTCTTCATACGCTCTGAATGTTTAATGGTTCCACTTGATTATTTGCGTACGGCTGCACGTCTCTTCTTTGGTGTAATAACTCCAGCCTTGATGAGGATAACACGCACGTTTTGCTGGGTGCAACCAACACGCTGTGATACTGCGAGCATAATTCTGCTGTCTGAGGTCTCGGCAGGTGCTTTTGCTCTGAAATCTGCAAACATCGCTATGATGTTCTTCTTTCTTTCGTCCTGCTGCTTCTGCAACGGTGTTCGAAAATCATAATTAAAATTTTCTCCCATTTTATTTGTATTTTAAATTATTTTCTTTATCTTTGCAAATGAGTTTTTAAACTCGCTTTGTAATTCGGTTGCAAAAATACAAAAAGAAAATTGAAAAACAATTGTTTTGTGGTTGTTTTTAATAAGTTTTTAATTAATTTTAAATTGATTTACAATTATGAGTGGAGAAGAATTAAAGCAGTATATAAAGCGTTCGGGCTTGACAATGAGCGATGTAGCTAGAGAACTGGGGACTACACCACAGAATGTGCAGGCTCGTCTTGGTCGCAAAACTATAAAAATTGATTTTATCCAAAAGATAAAGGAAATCATCGACAAGTGTGCCCCTCCCCTCCCTGCTGAGATGGAAGAGGCTGTTTTCGGTTCAAACGTCAATGGTTCGAACAGTTCAAACGTCTCCCAGTCAATAGGTAGTGATGCAGCACTGCAGGCTAGGGTCGAAAGCTTGGAAAGTGAAAATTCCTTTCTTCGAAAGCAAGTTGAAACCCTGCTTGCCATTGTCGGACAGAAATAATTTAGTAACTTTGCAAAATGAAAAAGTATGGTTAGTCAAAAAACAACAGACGATAGGGAGACGGACAGAAGAAAGCTCTTGGCTGGGTATCTGTACGACTGCTCGAAAATGATGTACGGAAGCGTTGCTGTCGGTGGTCTGTCTCCTCTACTAACTGGTGACCCATTGCAGGCGGTTCATCAAGTCTGCTTGGTGTCGGGTGTGGCTTGTGGCGCATCACTTGCGTACCTTGCAAATTATATAATGAAATTTAAAAAATAAAGATTATGGATGCATTCTTGTTATTTAACGTGATGGCATTGGGAATGACCATTGCATTTGGCATTTTCTTGAAATCAAAGAAAGGTCAGAAGTGGCTGCGTGAACTTTAGTTCTCGCTTCAGGTACAATATCAACTAAAATTCTAAGTAACGATGAAAGATGAGGATTTCATAGAGCGGAAGGAGAAGGTTCTTCTTGCCGCTCTCGGGAAAAGCTGGCTATGGAAAGCCAGCAGGTTGATAATAGGCATCATCCCTCCAGTGGGTGCGCTTGTAATGCTGGTTCACTGCACTCTGCTCTCGTTCGGCATTCGGGTAAAACTCACGGAGTGGATATTCGACTGCTCGTTCTTCGGCTTCATTGCCTGGATCATCGTCAGCCTTGCCTATGGGTTCTGCTGGGTGCATCGAGCGTTCGCTACCTACGGAGTGCTGATTTCATTCTGCATCGACTTCCAGCGTTCTTTCGGGTTCGGTGTTTTTCGCCAGCCGTTGCAGCTGCTGATGGTCGCCCTAGGGCTGCTGCTCTTCTTCGTCTTCATCAAGAAAAAGGCTTGGAATGAGTTCTATGAAAGAAATATTAATCATTTAAACGAAAAGTAATATGAAAAAGATAATAATGTTATTCGTGCTTGCGCTTGCGTGCGTGGGTGTGCGTTCGCAAACTCTTTTATCTAGGAGTTATGACGTTTCTCCAGTTATTAGCTACACCGTTTTTGAGCCGCAAAAAGACACGGTGTATTACTGGCAGATAAACAATGTTAATTCAGCTAAGATGATTGAATCTTTCTATCTTAGGTTTCGTGGAAGAAACGAACTGCAAAGAACGCTCAAATTTCTTGTCTCCCTTGAAGGTGAAGAAAAGGGTAGGACTTACAGGCTTGACGACACGATTGACGGAAACGAGGTAACAACTGGAAAGGTAGAAGGTTTCCTCTTTATCCCATCCGCAGAAGGTGTTACCATCGAAAACAAAAAAGGGTTTCTTCCATCCTCATCATTCTATACCTACAAAAGTCTAGCTGATGTTGCCAAAGGTGGCTTTGATGAAATTAAAAGAAAGAAACAACCTCGGCAATTCGTGTTTGAATGAAGTATCTTAGTGTTCTTCTCGCCTACGAGAAATACCTGCCAGTGCTTACCCCTTCCGAGGTGGATGGGCTGCTGACTTCTCGCCCCTCGCTGGCTCAGTTGCAGGACTGGTCGCAAAGATTGAATAACCACCGGGCAAGGCTGGAAAGCGTTTTCAGTCGTGCCTATCAAAAACAGAAAGATTATGGAAGATAAAAATCTGATGTCCGCTGATGTGGATATAGTAGTTCGTTTCTTCTCTGCCATCGACCGCCTGAAGGCTGATGGTTGCATTGGCGGTCTGAAGACAATAACCGACCGGTATGGTCTCAACCGCTGGAACATCATGTCCCTCAGAGACGAGCCTGCCGAGTACTACGGTCGTTTCCGTCCGTCTTGGGTTCAGTTCTTAGTCCGTGACTACCACATCAACCCATACTGGCTGCTCCTTGGCTCTGGGGAGTTCTATGCGACTGGCTTCACGCCCGAAATCGTGAAAAACCTGAATAAAAACTGCACAAGGAAAAAGCAGTCTGCATAAGTTTTTAATTTTCAATTATTTAGAACATACGTTATGATTTTAAGTACAACTTTACTGTGTTTCTCAGTGTTTAAAGGGGTTCTCTGATGCTCTGATAACTTGAAAATGCCGCAATCATGCACCATGTTGCACAATTGCGGCTCTTAACGATGAAAATAAACTGAATAAATACTGCACGGAATTATGGCAACACTTAGACTATATTTAGATACGAGGGTAAAAAGGCAGGATGGTACGTTCTCCATCCGGCTTGCTGTCAACCACCATGGTGGGACTGCCTTCATTTCCCTCAATCAATACTGCAAGAAAGACGAGTGGGATAAAAGGGCTTGCAAGGTGCGCAAGCGTCCGGATCGTGATGCTATCAACGACTTCCTTCTTGACCGTCTTAATTTTTATAATAGAATGATGATGAAGGCGCAATGCAGGGATTCTTACCGTGGCGATATTACGGCTAGGGAACTCCGGGACTTAATAATGCTTGAAGCCGAGCCTGCAAAGGAAAAGGTCGCCTTGCTTCGTGATGGCTTCATTGCCTACGAGGGCAGGAATCTGAAAAAGAATACGATAAACAGATATAAATATACTTGGGCAAAGATTGAAGCTTTCCTAGGGAAGGAAAAAGCGGCTCTGCTTACATACGATGAGATTAATCGGTCTTGGCTTGAAGATTTCGATGCGTTCATGGCAAAGGAAGGCTTGTCTAGGAATACCAGAGCCAGCAGGATGCTCTGTGTCGCTGCTGTCTTCAACTTGGCGATTGATAATGAGCAGACGAAAAACTACCCTTTCCGCAGGTACAGTCTCCGGCTTGAGGCAACGAAAAAGCGAGATTTGTCTGTTGAGGAAATCCGCTCTATCTTCGAAGCTGGTGGTGATGAACTGGTCGACATGTTCCTGCTGATGTTCCTGCTGATTGGTATCAATGTGAGTGACTTGTTCGCCTTGACAAATGAGAATATCGTCCATGGTAGACTGGAATACGACCGGGCGAAGACTGGTAGGCATTACTCCATCCTTCTTCATCCAGAAGCTCTCCGAATCATCGAGAAGTACAAAGGGGAAAAGAAGCTGCTTCGTTTCTCGGAGCATTTCAGGAACGTTGATGTTGCAACGGTCATGATTAATAAGAAACTCGCAAAGGTGCGCCCTGGGCTTACTACGTACTACGCTCGCCATACGTGGGCATCTATAGCCTTCAACATCGGTATACAAAAGGACGTGGTGTCGCTTGCGCTGGGTCACTCGTTCGGTGTCCGGGTAACTGATACCTACATCAATGCAGACCTATCAAGAGTAGATGAAGCAAACCGCAGGGTTATTGATTACGTGCTATACGACAAAAAATAGCCCTTATTTCTTGCGAATTTGCCGCAGAAACGGCTCAAATTGTTTTCGGGGATAGTCTTACATGCTTACCACGTAAGCGTCTCAGAACGCAAATTTCGGGGTAAATCGAAAGAAAGAGTACAAAAATACCCCAGCGGTGAAAAAGTCGAGTCGCTGGGGTAATAAGTGGAGACCACTTTAAACATTCAGTGATGCAAAGGTACGCTTTTCCTTTGAAACCACCAAATTATTTGCCAAAAAATTTCTTCCTCAACAAATCATTGATGAATCGTGACTTGTTGGGCAATGCGTTGAGGTAAGGCAGCAGGTCGTTGTCTATCTGTATGCCAACCAGCTTGACCGTTGCGCCTGCACCCTTCTTCGTTCTCTTGATGTTTCTTCTATTCTCCATATCTGTCTTTTTTAAATTGTCTGTCCAACTTCGTTTTCATTCGGTTCATCTTGTGCTCAATCCTGCCAATCTGCTTATAAGATAACCACTCCGGCTTGATGTTCAACTCCAGCCAGTACTGGCGCATTTCCTTGCAATGCCGGGCGATGCTCGGGAAATAGAGGTGTCGCTCGTATGGGTTGCGAAGGAAGTACTTGCAATCGGATAGCATACGACCAAGCATCATGTATTTATGCTCCTGCCCTTCTCCAAGACTGACAAGCCTTCCGTTGTCCCCGATCCACAGCATTGCTCCCTCTCCCTTCCAATAAAAGTCGAAAGCCTTGCTTACCGGATAATAATAGCCATCGAGCACCGTGCCTTCCTTGAGGTCTCGCCCTATCTCTCGCAGGCAGGTTCTTCCCCAGCTGGTCGTTACCTCGACCACTGCTTGTGCTGGTATCTTGTCGTATTCCTTCATATCTTCATTATTTTTTCGTGAACGTAATAGTAGTTATATTGCCGTCCTTAAAATGCTTTTCGTATCTCTTGGTTGCTTTATCATACAAGTATCCTCTCTTTATAAGATACTTCTTTCTATCTCTAAGCATCTGACTACCTTCAACGTATAAATAAGTACCCAAAACCTTAGTTGAACCATCAACCGCCTTGGTAAATGTCATAGTTTCTAAAATTTCCATATCTTGTTTCTTTGTGCTGTGGTTGCCCCCAGCTGGTTAATACTTTTCTATCCAATACTCTGTTTTAAAGTTCACGCATAAGCCTACAAATTCAGACTTGAAATAACCTTGTCGTACCCAGTATGGATAATGTCTTTCGGCTTTCTTTAGTCCCCTGAACAGCTTGTTCAAGAATCGCTCTGCCTTGTCCTTGCGTGTAAAGTTTGCAACCTCATCGATTTCCTCGCCTTCTATCTGGCTCTTGATGTAATATTTTGCTCTTGCCATTGTCTTGTCTCCTATCTTTAATCATAAAGTTCTTTTAATCCGTCTCGCTCGTTAAGTTGGGCTGCAAGCTTATCGGCTTCTTTTATTTCTGAAAATCCGAACCACTTGTTTGAGTGCTCAACAACCTTGTCTCTTCCGTTGATTTCGGGTTTTACGAGTGCTACGGTATAACTTCCGTAGCACTCGATAACTCTCCATACTTTCCAGTCGCTCATTTCTCTGTCCTCCCTTGATTACTTAGCATACAATGTTACAACCAATCCTCTTCTGAGTGCGCAGCGGCAAGCGTCCATACCAGCCTTCAATGCTCGCTTGATAAACTTATTGAAGGGTTCTGCTCCGATGAGCTTCAAGATTCCGCTTACTCCTACGAGTGTGTTTATCTTCTTGCCATCCTCTGTGCGTCCGAAGACCTTAATACGGAAGTTAGAGTTGATGAACTTTGTAGTGAACTCTAAAATGTTTGAATTTGACTTTTTCATTTTCTTTGGCTTAACCGTGCTGCCTAGGGCTTAAATTACTGAATGTTTTAAAGTGCTTATCTCTTAAACACGATGCAAAGATATTAATATTTTTCGGTTCTACCAAAACTTTTCCCAAAAGATATTAATATTTTAACTTTTATTGGCTGTTTATGTCGTAAGCACAGCTATTTTCGGTCGTTTTCGGTCGTTTTCCACGCTCTATATAATATAACCTGCACGCATTAGCTAGAATGAATATAATCTAACTCTCATATCCCCTACCCCTTTTCTCTCAATGAAAAGTGTTCTCCCCACGAAAAAGGGCAGGAAAACGCTCTCCTGCGCTCCCTGCCCTTTACGATTAATGAGATATTATGATTGAACCTATTGAACTCTCTTCTTGATGAACTCCTTTATCCAGTTTACCGCAAGAAGGAACAGAAACAGAATCACGCAATCGCCAATGAATAGCCTTACCTTTTGCCATGTGCTCACTGGCTTCTCTACCTCCTTGGTCTTGTATCTGTTCACGTAATACTTTACCTTTACGGTGTCGGTCACGAATGTGTAAATGTCGCCAACGATGGTGTCCGTCTTGGTTGTCGTCTTCCATCTGGTTGTCGTAAGGTTGTGCCACCGCTCCTTTATTACGGTGTCTCCCTTGATGTACACCATCACGCTGTCATGCTTGAATACGCTGTCGTGCTGCCGGGTGTCCTGCCAGTGGATCTGTCGCTGGTTCACGCTGTCACGTCTTGCACTGGTGTGTGCGCTGTCGTGATAAACCGTGTTATTTTGCGCTGTTTTAGCGCAGGAACAGCCAAAAATCAAAAGTGGGGTAATTATAAGCATGGCGAGAAATAATGCCACAGAACGCAAATTTCGCCCTTTTCTTGAATTTTCCATACTTTATAAACTTTAGATTGATGTGTTTATTACGCAAGCACCTTGATTTCCAAGGCTTCCTTGGCTCGCTTCAAATACTTCTCGCAGGCTGCCAGTCCGTTGTACCCACCATTGATGCGCTTTCGGATAGCCTTCAAGTTGTCTTGGTCTGCCAACTCATTGCAGCCGAAAGTGTCGAATACCCACATCGAGGATTTCGTTGCTCCAAGAGAACGCTCCAGGAGTTCTGGACTGCCAACAACATCGAAGCCGCAATAATTGGCATATTTCCGGTAGTTGGCTCGCCCGGTAATCTGTATCAATCCCCTGCCCTTGTACTTCACGCCATCGCCCTGCTGGGTGTTGCCGAGGTCTTTCCTGCCCTCGTAGGCTCTGCCGCTTGCCAGTTCCTTTGTGTATCTCAACTCTCCGCTTTCGTGGGCAATCTGTGCGAGATAGTGCGCCATCCTTAGTGGGGTGTTGATGTGGAAATGCTCTGCCCATCCGTTGATGATTGGAAGGTAGGTGTCTGCCCTGCTGCCTGCATTCGGCATTACCTTTAGAAGTTGCGCTCTAGTTATCCTCATTATCTCCTCCTTTCTTTCGTTCTTCCTTCATTATCTCGACAACCGCCTTCGCAATTTCGTCCTTGTTCTCCAGTATTACTTGCAT